CAGCGGTAACAACGAAGACGGATCAGGTAGCTTTGGTCGTAAAGCACAGCGAAAGGTAATCGTGTCTGCTATGAAGAGTGTAGTCGATACCAGCGAAGAGATCCGTGACGAAGAGCGTAGAAACTTCAATATTATCGCTGCTCCAGGATATCCAGAACTGTTAAGCAACTTGATCAACTTGAATATCGATCGCGGATTAACAGCATTCGTTATCGGTGATACACCATTGCGTCTAAAGAGCGATGCTACAACACTAACTAACTGGGGTACAAATGCTAATCTAGTATTTGACAACGGCGACGAAGGCATCGTTAGCTACGACGAATACTGTGCTGTATACTATCCAAATGGATTTACTACAGACCTGAGCGGTGCTAACGCAGTTGTTCCGTCAAGTCACATGATGTTACGTACTATTGCGTTGAGTGACAGTGTTTCATATCCATGGTTCGCTCCAGCAGGAACACGTCGTGGCGGCATTACCAACGCTACATCAGTTGGTTATATTGATGCTTCGACTGGAGAATTCCAGACTGTTGCTCTAAACGAAGGACAACGTGACACATTGTATGATCTTAAGATCAATCCAATTCCGTTCTTCGTAGGTGTCGGACATGTGGCCTACGGTCAGAAAACTCGTGCTAGAAATGCTAGTGCGTTAGATCGTATTAACGTAGCACGTTTAGTTGTTTACTTACGTAGTCAGCTAAACAAGTTAGCTCGTCCATACATCTTCGAACCTAATGATAAAATTACACGAGACGAAATTCGTGGCGCTGTAGAAAGTTTATTATTAGAATTAGTAGGATTGAGAGCTATCTATGACTTTGCGGTAGTCTGCGATGAAAGTAATAACACACCAGCAAGAATTGACCGCAACGAGCTATGGGTTGATGTAGCGATTGAACCAGTGAAAGCTGTTGAATTCATCTACATTCCATTGCGTCTCAAGAACACAGGAGAGATCTAAAAATGGCACTATCATCATTAAATAGAATTTCGGTTCCGACCGCAGGTGCGGGTAGCAACACTAACCTGTTGATGCCTAAACTAAAGTATCGCTTTAGAGTGATATTGCTAGGTTTTGGAGTTGAAGCAAGCACAGAGCTAACTAAACAAGTTGTCGATGTAACTCGTCCTAAAGTCAGCTTTGAAGAGATCGACCTCCCAACATATAACTCTAGAGTATATCTAGCAGGACGCCATTCTTGGGAAATGATCACTATGAACTTACGTGACGATGCTAGCGGACAGGTACAGAAGCTAGTTGGTCAACAGATTCAGAAGCAGTTCGACTTCCTGGAGCAGGCAAGTGCTCGCTCTGGTATCGATTATAAATTCCAGACTAACCTAGAAGTGTTAGACGGCGGTAACGGTGCTATTGAACCTGTTGTATTAGAAAAGTGGGAACTTTACGGTTGCTTCTTACAAAATACTGACTACGGTGACAACAACTACGGTACAAATGAACCGATGACTGTTGCTTTGTCTATTCGCTATGATAATGCTGTACAGTTCAAGGGCGGCACAGGCACAGGAGTAGATCGTGGTATTGGTGCTGTTGTTGGAAGAACTCTAGGCGAGACAATCACCGGACGTGGTTAATCTTGGTCTATGATAAAAACCCGGCTTAAAACCCCGGGTTTTTTTATGGCTAAATATTTTATATGGCTAATAAATTCACAAGATTCCTTAAAGGTACCGGAGAAGGACTTTTAACTCCTAAAGGTGTTGTTGCCGACTGGCGACACGCTACTCGATTATTTGTAGATAATCAATATCGACTAGCACCTAGAACTAAATTTTTGTTTTATGTAAGATTTGAAATAGATAAAACAGTTTTAAGTAGCCCAACCTTTACTAACAAACACGCCGACGAAATCGGATACCTAATAAAAAGTACCGATTTGCCTAAATATAAATTTGAAACCATTACTAAAAATCAATACAATAGAAAAAAAATAATCTACAAAAATTTCGGTTATGACGGCATACAGATGACGTTTAGAGACGACAGTGCCGGAGTCATGAACGCTCTTTGGGCATTGTATATGGGATCATATATACAAGACCGACACAATCCTTTAACAGCATATTCTAAAACTAATTTAAGACCAGAGGGCAGCGTTCTAGACAGCTACAGATACGGTTTGGATAAAGCAAATAAAACCGCGGATTTCTTTAAATCTATCAGCATTTATATGATGAGTCGTAAGAGATTCGTTGGATATACACTGGTCAACCCTAAGGTTACCACGTGGAACCACGGAGGCGGAGATTATACCGCTAATGAAATAAACGAAAATACCATGAATATAGAATACGAAGCAGTTTTATATTCAGCTGGCAACGTATCTAGAGATACACCAAAGGGATTCGCTACGCTATATTATGATAGTGTTCCAAGCCCATTAACCGTTCAAGGCGGCGGAGTAGGAAATCTATTAGGCGAAGGAGGAGTTCTAGACGGACTTGAACAAATATTCGGAGACGTGGCAGGCGGATCTGCGTTTAGTAGCCCAGGAAGTTTTTTAGCTACAGCAATAAAAACAGCTAATACCGTTAGGAATCTTAACAGTCTTAGTAAAGAAGGTATTAAACAAGAAGCTATTAATATTCTCAGCAATCCTAATAATATACGGAACACCGTAAACACTATCGGCGGTGTGGTCGGTGCTGCATTTCCTAAAAACAACGGCGGCGATAACACACCAACGGCTATCCAAAAAAATCTTATTAACAGTAATATAGGTTAATCATGTCAACATCTTTACCAGTCCCTAGTAGAATTGATTCGGCAGAAGGTACTAGATTATTTTTTGATACCTACGGAAAGCAACCTTTAGAATTTGCGGTAAACGATGTTACTGCCACTATCGCTTTTTTTGAAAAACGCGGGTTCGGAGAAACTTCAGCAACCTCTGTAGCTGCTGTTATTTTAAAGCAGGCCAAACTGGATAACATCCCTATATTTCAATTACTTGATTCTCTTAAAAGTTTTGACGGACTACAGTTAAGTGCTTTGGTAACAGAGATCTTAAACAATAATAGATTAACTACTAGCACACTGGGTTATAAATTTGTTGATGTCGAGAAAGATAATCAAATTAGAAATATTTTACCGTAATGGCTAAATTTGCTCAGGGTCGATTTGAAATGAAAAATCCCGAGAAGTATGTAGGGAAAAGAATTCCGCTGGCTAGAAGTAGTTGGGAATTTGTTTTTATGAGAATGCTCGACGAACACCCCGGGGTACAGAATTGGGCTAGCGAATCGATACAAATACCTTATAGAGATCCGCTTACTGGAAAACATACAATTTATGTGCCTGACTTTTTCATTGTTTACAATGATAAAAATGGAAAAAAGAATGCCGAGGTAGTTGAGGTTAAACCTGCTAATCAAACTCTACGAGAGCGTGTCGGTAAAAGTCTTTACAATCAAGAACAGTACGTTAAAAATATGGCTAAATGGGAAGCTGCTGTTGCTTGGTGTAAACAACAAGGGCTAAGATTTCGAGTTATTAATGAAGATGATATTTTCCATCAGGGCGGAAAACGCCGATAAGTAATAATATGACCAAACGATTAGAAGAACTTTTTAACTTAGAATCCGATGCTCCTGCTAAAATAGAAGAAGAGAAAAAGCCTGCGCACGAAGAAGTAGATTCTGTGGAAAAAAGCTATCAAGCTGTGGCCCAGATCACTAAGAGCCTCCCTCAGATCGCTGAACTAGACGACCTAGACGAAAAAGAACTCGACTCATTAGCTGCTAAAGCAGAACAGGCCTATGACGATCTTATGGATCTAGGAATGAATGTCGAAGTTCGCTACAGCGGCAGGATATTCGAAGTCGCAGGATCCATGATGAAGAATGCTATCGACGCTAAAAATGCCAAGATAGAAAAGAAATTAAAAGCCATCGATCTACAGTTAAAAAAGTATAAAATTGACAAAGATGCCGGAGATGATGACCCTAACGACATAATCAACGGACAGGGTTATATCATAACTGACCGAAACGAGCTTCTTAAAAAATTGGGTCAAAAGGACTAAATATTACTATGAAAACTTTTCGCGACTATCTCTCAGAATCCAAAAAGATTTACAGTTTTAAAGTCAAGCTAGCAGGGGAAATCCCAGAGAACTTCCTTGAAACTCTTAAGAAACGCTTAGACAATTATAAAATTGTAACCTTGGAAAAAATGGCTACTCCGGTTGAAGAAACTTCTGTTGATTTTTCTCAATACGGAGACAAAGAAATTACGGTGTTTGACCTAGCAGTCGAGTATCCAATTACCGCTCCCGAAATTGGTGCTTATCTTAAAGAGATGAGTATCAGCGAAGAATGCTTCCGTGTACGGGGCAGCATGGAACCTAGCGAAATCGACAGTCGCTTAGTCCCAGACGAAGCAGGTGCGTTATTGGACGATCCTTTTTATAAGGACGAAACTAAGATCAAACACAAAGACTACTTTGGTGACGACTTTAATAGAGATTTTCTGAAGCAGCTAGCCAAAGAAGCCAAGGAACGTAAAAAAGAAACAAAACAAGACAAGGGAGATCCAGATGTGTTGGGTTCAGCTCCCAAATTTAAACAAGATAAAGCTGGCGCTAAAAGTGCCATGGGGAGTTAAACAATGGATTTTCACCAACTATTAGCTAAAATGCAAGAATTAGATCGTGCTGCGCCGGTAAGTCAGCCAGTTCAGTCCGAAGAGTGCGGTATGCCTCCTCCGCAGATGGGGATGCCTAGCAAGCCGGAGACACCTCCACCTAGTCTTAGTGTAAATTTAAATGCGCACGGGCTAGATGACATTGAACAGATCATGAAGCTGATCGCCAAGGTCAACCCAGATGCTGCTCCGAAAGAGCCAGGTATGCCTAGCATGTCGGCTCCTCCTAGCATCATGAGCATTAAACCAGAACTGCCACCTCTAAAGATGCTTCCGGATCTAGATGCTGATAACGATGAAATGCCAGGCGGTGAAAAAGATGTCGCCAAAGATATGATCATGAAAATGTCCGACGAAAAAGAAGACGACGAAGGATCACAGCCTGCTGGTCTAGCACAGAGTTTAGATCGCGACGGTGACGGTGATCACGACATGGACGATCACGAAATGGAGCCCGAGAACGGCGACGATCAAGAAAAGAAAGAAGCTTGGGCCAATGAGCCAGAAGAATGTGAGTCAGATATCGATTATATGACAAACAAGCTAGCAGGCGGAATCAACAAGCCAAAGGATACTTTTCCAAAAGTTTCAGACGGTGACAATCCTATGCAGCGTGTTCGGGAAGATTCTGATGTTAGAGAACAGATTAAAGCTGAATTACGTAGAAGATTAGCGGAAGCTAAAGGAGCAAAATAATGGCAGATTTATACGGTGTAGCAATTGGCGGCGGCGTAACAGGTAACATCGATGCTAACGCTAGAAAGTTAATTGGCGACGGTGCTAGCGGAGTAGGACCTTATACAAGATTAGGTACACCTCAGTTGCAGGCGATTAAAGTAGTTTCGGCGACTGTAGATTTTTCAACAACTCCTAGCATTTCTAACAGCAATCTTTATAAGGCTGTAACAGCTATCCAGGGCCTAGCAGAAGTTTACTATGTAGGTATTCCGGGAAATACTGGTACAGGATTTGTAGCATTAGTACATTTAAACAAGACCGATGCCGGTGATGGTTTTGGAGCATCCGGTAGTGCAGACGGATCTTACGAAAATATTGAAGATCGAGTTCGTGCAGCTATAGGCACAGCAGAAAATGATGTTACAGTAACTAATGTAGCATTATCTGGTTTAACATTCGCCTAATAATAAAAATGCCAATTAGGGCCTTCGGGCCCTATTTTTTTCATTAAATAATTATATGGGAAAATCATTAGACGGCGTTTTAGTCAAAAAAGCCTTCGCTAAACAAAGATATACACTCGAGGAAGTTAAACACCTCGAAGCATGCCTTGACCCTGTCACAGGTCCTTTATACTTTTGTAAAAATTTTTTAAAGATACAACACCCGGTTCGCGGTGCTATCGACTTTGAACCATACGAATATCAAGAAAGATTGATACAGGCCTATCACGAGAACAAGCAATGTATCGCTATGTTACCTCGTCAGATGGGTAAAACAACCTGTGCTACTGGCTATCTTTTATGGTATACGATGTTCATACCCGAAGCACAGGTTTTAATTGCCGCACACAAATATGAAGGTGCGCAGGATATCATGAACCGTTATCGATACGGTTATGAAAATTTGCCAGACTTTATTCGTGCAGGTGTACACAGCTACAATAGAAACACAATCGAATACGATAACGGTAGTCGGATACAGGCAACCACAACAACAGAAAATACAGGTCGTGGTAAGTCTCTGTCATTAATTTACTGCGACGAGTTCGCATTCGTGCAACCACCAGAGAAGGCCAAAGAATTCTGGACTGCCTTATCTCCAACACTAAGTACTGGCGGTAAATGTATTATTACTTCAACACCTAACTCGGACGAAGATCAGTTCGCTCTTATTTGGACAGAAGCAAATAAAAAGTTTGATGAACACGGAAATGAACAAAGATTAGGATCCAACGGATTCTACAGTTACTTTGCTCACTGGTCAGAGCATCCAGATCGAGATGAAGACTG